CCTGCGCAAGATAAAGATTATATATTTAAACCTAATGAATATATTTTACATAGACTCTGACCCAACAATAGCAGCTAAAGAAATGGTTGATGACCATATTCGTAAAATGCAAATTGAATCAGCACAAATGTTATGTACAACATTTTGGCATTATGGTTTTGAAGCACCATATAAGAAAGCCCATTACAACCATCCATCAACTAAATGGGTTCGTGAATCAATTCATCACTTTGATTGGTTATTGACTCATGGTTTAGTTATTTGTGATGAGTTTGCTTTACGTTATGGTAAACAACATGCTACTAAAAACGTATTATTATGGATTAGAGAAAATAAAGATTTATTGTATGGTAAAATACCTACAACATCATTTGTTCCTCCACCACAATGTATGCCTGATGAATATAAAAAAGAAGATACAATAGAAGCCTATAGAGAATTTTATATTAAAGATAAGATTGGAATTAAAAAACTAAACTATAATAAATTAAATAATATACCAAAATGGATAAACGAATCGTTATTGTTGGAGCAGGCGTAGCAGGCATCAACACAGCAACTAAACTTGTAGACAATGGATACCCAGGTGAGTTGATTACTATTATTGATAAAGGTAATGACCCAATCAATCGTTTACCTGAAGAAGTAATGACAGGTATGCTCGGTGCTGGTGGTTGGTCTGATGGTAAATTAACTTACCACACAGCAATTGGTGGTCAATTAGCTAAGTACTGTGGTGAAGAGAAAGCAATGGATTTAATGAAACAAGTAGTAGACAATTTCACTCGTTTTCATCCTAAACCAGATGAGATTTTTATGTCTGATCCACAAGAAGAACCTGAATTTATTAAACCATATTTTGGTTTGAGAATGTTTCCTGTATGGCATATTGGATCTAATTTCTTACATGAAATCGCTAAGGCTTGGTATCAATATTTGTTAGATAGAGGTGTTAAATTTATGTGGAATACTGAAGTGACAGATATTAGCTTTAAAGATAATTATGTAGAATATTCTCAACCAATACAAGAATATGTTAAATTTATTAACTATGATACTTTAATATTTGCTGTAGGTAAATCAGGTATTGATTTTGCCCAAAAATTGTCTGATGAATATACATTTCCAACTGAACCTAAATCAGTACAAATTGGTGTTCGATTTGAAGCACCACAAAAATATTTCCAGAAACTAATTGATGTATCTTATGACTTCAAATTATATCAAAAATTTGATAATGTTAGTTTACGTTCATTTTGTACTAACAATAACGCTGCATATGTGGCTGTTGAAGAAACTTATGGAGACATTAGTTACAATGGTCACGCTAAAAAAGGTAAGGAATTTGAAAATCAAATGACCAATTTTGGTATATTAATGGAAATCAAAGGTATTGAAGATCCATTTAAATGGTCACGTGATTTGGTTTCTAAAGTACAAGCTAAAAGTACTGGATTGTACTATTCACCTAAAGGAACACGTCAACCAGGATTAACATCTGAAGGAACAATAGTATCAGCTACTCAAATTAGTTTAGATACACTCGCTCATGTTGTTGAACCAGCATTTGATGGTTATTTTAAATATGTTATGGATTTTATCACTGACATGAATAAAGTATTTGAATTTGGTGATGATTGGGGTATGTACATTCCTGAAGTGAAGTATTTAAGTCCTGAACCATTAGTTAATTATCATGACTTGTCATTAAAGCAATTTCCAAATGTACACTTTGTAGGTGATGCTTTGAGTGCTCGTGGTATTACAGTTGCTGGTTCACAAGGAATTTATGTAGCTGAGAAATTAGTTCAACACAGTCATCTTGTAGAATTAACACAAGAAACTGAATATTAACCTCAATAAATAAATTATATTTATATAAATTAAGAATGTATGGGTAATAAATTAGAACCAGTTAAAAGACTAAGAACACCTGATGGTACAATCATGTATTATTTAGATGGTAAACTTCATAATTGGGATGATGCGGCTGTTATTCATCCAAATGGTAAAAAAGAATATTGGATGTTTGGATATCAATATACTAAAGATGAATTTATGGATCGTAAACGTGATGTTAATGGTATACCACCAGCTAAAGATCCTAAATATGATACACGTCTCTAATTAATATTTATATACATGAAAATAGGACTATGTGGAACAATGTCAGTTGGTAAGACAACTTTAGTTAAAGCGTTGGCTAAAACTGATGAGTTCAAAAAATATAAAACAGCTACTGAGCGTAGTAAGTATTTAAGAGATTTAGGTATTCCATTAAATACAGATTCAACTATTAATGGTCAGATAGTATTTTTAGCTGAACGAGCTAGTGAATTATTACATAAAGATATTCTAACTGATAGAACAGTGTGGGATGTATGTGCGTTCACTATGTTAGCTAAATCTATTGGAACACATGATAAATCTCAATTTGTAAACGCCGCTATGACATTGAAAGACCAATATGATATTGTATTTTATATTGAACCAGTTGGTGTTGAAATGGAAGATAATGGTGTAAGAGAAACAAATCTTGAATACAGAGCTGATATTAATCAAGAAATATTACGTTTATTAGTATTATTTCCACCTAAAAAATTAGTGATATTACATGGTCCAACTAGAGAACGTGTTAAAACTGTATTAGACGCCTTAAAATAAAATATTTATTAACATAAACAACAAACATGGCAGATAATTTTGATCTTAAAAAATTTATTACTGAGGCGAAACTTAAAATTAAAGTTCCTGTAAAGGAAATGGCTCGTCCAGCTAAAGAAAAATATAAACTTAATCCAGACTTTCCACAAATTAAAGACAGGATTAAAAATCCTAGTAATTTTAAATTAGATCGTAAACAACAAGTTGTTAATTATTTTATATCTCAAGCTGAAGAACAAAACATCAGCCCAATGGAAGTTGAATTATTAAAAAGTCAAATTGAGAAAAATTCAGCGCCTGGTGTTAACTGGTCTTTCACTCCTGATATTCGTAATCAACTCTTAAAAGCAACATCTATTAAACAAGCAGCAGCCCCAGATGAAGAACCAGGTGATGATGATATGTTCTCAACATCATTTGATGCTGAAGATATGTTTGTTGGTGGTAAAAAACTTAAATCTAAAAAAGCACAACCAGAAACAGGAGACGAAGAAGAACCATCTGAAAAAGATATTGCTAAAGTTAAAGCACCTAAAATGACAGCGGCTGGTTCTAAAGCAGGTGAGTGGTTTATTGATAATAGTGATTTAATTGATAAAATTATTAAACAATATTCTCAATCACAAATTAAAACAGGTCGTGTTGTTAAAGAAGCTGAAGATGGTGGTTTGTCAAGTGCTGATTTTAAAGCTGCTCAACAAGCCTCTAAAGAAAGAGCTAAAGCAGGTGTACCTGATCTAGTACAAAAACTTGTAGATAGTCTTGAAAAAATAAAAGAAGATGACTATAATGCTTATGTTAAGATATTAAATGATCTTGATAAGTATAAATTTGGAGCTACTAATACTAAAGGTGTTATGAGAATGATTCTTAAAGCACTAGGTGAAGATAAACTTCCAGTTATTGGTTCTAAACGTAAAAATGATGATGATGAACTTAAAAAACTTGGTATCGATGATGAACCCATTAAAATGGATGATGAAGAAGAATTATAATGATTCTGATTTTCTTGATGTTGAACTTATTAAAAAAAATGAATCTAAAATTAAATTAGGTTTATATATAAGTGCTGGTTTATTATTTTTGTATCTATTTATTTTAGTTACAACCCGTAAACCACAAATGCCAGCTGACATTAAAGCAACAATTGATTCATTAACAGCGGCTAATAAGGATTTATTAGAAAAACAAAAGCAAATTGATAGTACAATTGCTATTTACAAGACTAAAGTAAATGAAGTTGACTTTCAAATTGATAACATTAAAGAAAAAACAACTATTGTTCGTGAATATTACCATGAAGTAGGTCAACAAGCAGGTAAATATACACCAACTCAAGTTGACTCATTTTTTAAATCAAGATATAACTACTAATGAAATACTTTTTAATCATATTAGCATTTTTACCTTTATTTGTCCAATCTCAAGACACTATCAAAATACCAGTTCCTGTAGCTAAACAAATTGTTAAAGATTTAGTTAGTGGAGATAGTGCTAAAGCTGAATTGAAACTTACTTCTGAGCATATAGAATTACTTCATCAAAAAATTACTTTAAAAGATAGTATTATAGCAGGTCGTGAAAAACAACTTGTATTATGTGATGAGCGTTTAGCTAATGAAGTGAAAAAATTTGACACTCAAGGATTATGGGTGAAACAATTACAAAAAGAAAATAAACGCCTTAAAGTTAAGTTTCGTTTTTTGCAAATAACTGGAGCAGCGATTATTGGAACTTTAACATATCTTTATATTACTAAATAACGGAGACTCCCCTTGCTATCCCATGCACTGAGGCTTAACCAATAAGGTTAGGCCTCTTTTATATATTTATATACATGAGTGATCAACAGAATATAAAAGAAATAATTAAACAGGAATATATTAAGTGTGCTACTGATCCTGTTTACTTTATGAAAAAATATTATTGGATCCAACACCCACAACGTGGCCGTATCCAATTTAATTTATACCCATTCCAGGAAGGTGTATTACATCAATTTAAGAAGAATAGATATAGTATTGTAAATAAGTCAAGACAGTTAGGTATCTCTACCTTAGTATCAGCTTATTCACTTTGGTTAATGTTATTTAACAAAGATAAAAATGTATTGTGTATAGCTACCAAACAGGAAACAGCCAAAAACATGGTTACTAAAGTAAAATTTGCTTATGATAACCTACCTGGATGGCTTAAAATAAACGCTATAGAAAATAATAAATTAAGTCTAAAATTAGCAAATGGATCTCAAATTAAAGCAATTGGCGCTACTGGAGACGCAGGTCGATCTGAAGCAGTGTCACTATTATTACTAGATGAGGCAGCGTTTATTGAGGGTATAGATGAAATATTTGCCTCTGCTCAACAAACCTTGGCTACTGGTGGACAATGTATAGCTATATCAACTCCGTTTGGTACAGGTAATTGGTTTCATAGAACATTTATTGGAGGTGAAGAAGGTAAAAATGGATTTGTATCTATAAAATTACCTTGGACAGTACATCCTGAAAGATCTCAAAAATGGAGAGATGAACAAGACGCCATCTTAGGAATTCGTAACGCCGCTCAAGAGTGTGATTGTGATTTTACAACATCAGGTGATACAGTTGTTGAACCAGACATTTTAAATTTCTATATATCAACATATCAAGTAGATCCTATTTCTAAAGGTGGATTTGATGGTAACTTGTGGCGTTGGGAATTTCCAGACTACACAAAACAATATATGGTTGTAGCTGACGTAGCCCGAGGTGATGGTAAAGATTACTCAGCATGTCATGTTATTGATATAAATGAAGCTAAACAAGTAGAAGAATACAAAGGACAAGTTGGTACTCGTGACTATGGACATATGCTTGTATCAATCGCCACTGAGTGGAATAATGCTTTACTAGTGGTTGAAAATGCTAATATAGGATGGGATACTATTCAAACTATTATAGAGCGAGGCTATCAAAATTTGTATTATTCATCTAAATCTGATACAGCTAATATCAGTATGGATAATTTTATAAACAGAAATAACAATAACTTAGTACCTGGTTTCACCAACTCACTCAAAACTAGACCACTTGTTGTAGCCAAATTAGAGGCTTATATGAGAGATAGAGCTTGTATTATCCAATCACGTCGAACATTAGAAGAATTAAGAACATTTGTTTGGAAGAATGGTAAAGCACAAGCCAATGATGGTTATAATGATGACTTGGTAATGTCTTTTG